CTTTAAGAGAACGCCGGCGGCGTCGGTTTGCGCCAGGATTTCGCGCGCAAAAGCGGTAAGCGCAGTTAACGCGGCGGTGTCTTCACCACTGAAGTACGGCATTTTATCTTTCGTACCAGCAAGCGTGGCCAGTGCGGTAAGCGTCGCATTAATTGACTGAAAATATTCGCTCCCATTGCGTGAGGTGATCACTGGTGTCCAGTGTGCCGATGGCGGCTCATTGCCTGTATTGGCGTCCTCAATGGACTGATAAGCAACACCGGTATGTGTGCAGACAGAGCCTGCGTAATATTCCTGCTCTTCGTGCCATTCCGGAATGCCAGCCTGATGCTGGTAAGCAATAAACTGGCTCAAGGCGTACATGGCGCCATTAAAGTCTTCAAGGGAAGGATGTTCCGACGGGCCAACAATTCCCCAGCCGCGCAGGAACGCCGCTGTTATTTGCGAGGTTAGATCGTTAGCTTGTGTCGTTTCACCAAATACAGTTCTTTCAACCCCCTGCGCGCTGGAAGCAAATGCCTGGACATTCCCCTGATAACGCTCAATTTTAGACATGAATTTTCCTCGAAAAAAAACCGCCCTTGTAAGCGGTATTGAATTTGCTGGCGAAGCCTCTGGCGGCTGGATTTCTGGAGAATCCAAACGCCTCGCCTGGCGTCACCTGATAGAAATAGTCGTAACGAACTCCGGCTGGTTTGGGTAGCAATCCTAGCTTCACAATGAGGCGCAGTTCATCGACAGAAACCTGGGGGGAAATGTTTAACGCGAGCGTCATATCCTTGCGATCAGTAACGTAGGCCTCGCCATTAAAGGCCGCCTGAATAACTTCCTGAAGGCTGACGCGGTCATCGGAAGATATGGTTGAGGCAGCGGCGTTTCGAGCGATCTTAACCTTCAGGAATCGGCGGTATTCGTTATCCCCTAACTGATACTCGCCGTAAGCCGGTGCGAATTTACTGAAAAATGGGGCGCCGGTAATCGCAGCGTTGGATTTGCTCCCGAACCCCTCCGAATTAGGGTGCCCATCAAAGCCAAAAAATACCTTTGCCAATGCATCAGGTACGCTGCGCGGTAACCCGACGATTCTCCCGATAACATCCAGTCGATAACCGGTAACGCGGTCGAGATCAAAGTTGTCTGGGTTACGAATGAAGTCAGCGATAATTTGCCACTGCCCCAGCATTGCATTGATTTCAGCCTTTGCTTTTGGCTTTTCCCAATACTGTTTGATGAGCATCAGCGTATAACGCTGAATGATGTCTCCATTCATGCAAACACCTCATCAATATTGATATTTGCCTCATCAATCGTAAATTTCCCCTGAAAACCCGGAGACAATTCACCGTCAGTAAACGTTAATCCGTCGTCGCTGATCTGCAGGTCAGTCAGGGTGAAGTTAACCCGGCTGACGCCATACCCATCCTCGTAGAACTCATTGGCATCAATACTTTCGCCAACGTGCATAACCCGGGAGGCCAAAGCCTCTTTGAGAGAATCAATATCCACCGGATCATTTGTTTTCTTGCGTTTAGCCCTTAATTGAATATGCAATGGTTTGTAGATTGGCCTGTCGAACTGCATGTCGTGGGCAATCTGGAGGGTCGAACCATCAGGCCTGACAAGTGTCTCAATATAACGCCCGGTGACGCTCCCCTTCGTCCCCGTCCCGCCTCCTTTCTGCTTAACCATGACCTCTACGATTTCAGAAACGGCCCCACCTTCAACGACAAGCCAGATTGAGTTGGCGGGGATGCCCGTAACCTCGTCATCTGTTTTGGTGTCGTTCTCATCAATATTCAGATCTGTAACGCCCGCCAGATTAGCTACCTTTGCGAATATCGCGCCGGTGCTACCCGTTGCGGGATTCTCCAGGGATCGGTTACGGCGCTGCCGGAATTCTTCAGGTGTTTCTTCGTCACGCCCCACCACAACGTCAGAATCAGAGGAAAACCCCAATACCCCTTGTTCCGGGGTGAGCTGCGTAAACGTATCCGTTACCAATCCCGTAACCTTGCCAAAGTTCTGAGCAAAAAAGGTTACAGTGGTTGTTCCCGCAGGAACGGTTACGTTCTGACGTACAAACCAGATCTGATTAGCCTGGTCGCGGATTTTATATCCGCTATACAAAAGGACGGGCCTGTCAGTGTTTACAACTAAATCCCGCTGCGAACGTGAACCGGGCCGCATGTATAGGCCATGCAGTTTGGCGATAATTTGTTGCATATCACCGGAATTAAAGTCCGGGTCCATTTGCGAATAAAGCCACTGAAGCGCCGCCTCAATATCCGTTCTGGCCTGTGCTTCAATAGCGACACGCTGCCCGTCTGGAGAGTCTTGGTCTAAATCAATATCCTGACCATAAATTTCTTTATAGTCGTCACTTAGCGTCTCAAATATCTCCCTGAAGGAATCCACCTCCAGACCGTTATTGCTAAACCGCAGTGCCATCTTTCAACGCTCCATTTATTGGAAAGGTGATGGTTTGCTCATCGAAAACTGTTTCAATTTGCAGCTCGATGGACTGTTTCCGGGTTGTTTTATTGACCAGCATCGAGAGTTCTATAATTCGCATAACACCATCAGTTGCGAGTGTTACCCGCTCAACCTCACGCAATATGTCCTGCTCGGTATTCTTCTCGGACAGCAGATAAAACCAGTCGATGTTGTCCGACATATTTAACGGGTTATCGTTTTTAAAGGACCGCAGGCGGCACTTTACTTTTTGAGCGATAGCCGGGCCGCCGGTGATGTAGTTTTGCCGACCGCGTCCAAACCCCCAGTCATTATCGTTATCAAGCGCTGATACAATCATGAGATCCCCGTGATGATTCCGTTGGTTACGGTGATTGTTTTCCCGTCCTCGCTCCGGAAAGAACCGGTCACCCCCTGTTTCCCTGCTGTTTCAACTGAGCCATATTTCATTAGCCCATTCACCACGCATTCCGCCAGAGTGGAAACGCCGCCCTCTTGCGTGATGTTTCCGGTGACATTAAGGTCGCCATCGTGATCACTGACGCCTTTAATCAGCCTGTTTTTCTTGGGGATGGTGATTGCGGTCGAGGAAGGATTAACGCCACATAAAGCAAAACCGTCAGAATAGTCATGCATTCGCATTTCGAGCGGTGAGACAAAATCGCTTCCCGCATACCAGGCGTCATAGCAGCGTTCTGATATCAAAATAAGGCAATAGCCGCCTGGCTTAATCGGCTCAACAATATAGCTGCCCTCGCCCTGCACTATTACCGGCGGCACTTCTATAAATTCCGGGAGCTGCTCACTACTGCCCTTCACAACGCGATTGATAACGGGTTTGCAACCGATCGTCGTATCATTTACTTCTGTGATTTTTGCGACAACAATAGTGTGAACATCGGCCAGAGCGAACTCGACGCCAAGGTCGATGGTGTCATGAAGTTCTTCGATCATGATGATGGCTCACTGATTACGTTATTTTCTCTACACACAGCAGAGGTGAACAATGGGATTCAAATTCAGGAAGAAAATAAAAATAGCACCAGGGATTTCTGTGAATATCAGTAAAAATGGGATCACTAGCGCAACTATTGGCAAGCCAGGCTCCAGTGTAAATGTAGGAAAACGTGGGGTTAAAGCCACTACGGGCATACCGGGAACAGGATTATCCTATACAAGTGGTAATTTGCTTGGTGGCAAAAGTGAGCATGGTAAGCAAAATGCCGAGGCGGAATCAGTGCATGCTCAAGCCCTGCTTTATGACGATTCCAATGACCCCATTTCCACACCGACTCTTCCATTGGTACTAACGAACAAGCAGTTCAGAAAACTATCTAAAGAAGATAAAAAATCATTTAAAAAGGCCGGAGGAAAGATAAAGCTATCAACCGGTGAAAAGATATTTATCGCTATAGTGATAGCTCTCGGTATTGGTTGGCTATCATCCAAGCACTCTACCGAAAGGCCCCCGACAGCCACCTCAACCGAAGCATCAACATCTATTAAATGATAAATGTGTAACACTCTGGGGAGTATTATGAAAAGAAACATACTTATTCTTGGTTTTTTGTTCTCTGCTACATCCTTTGCTGGTCCTTACGCCGATATCGCCAAAGCAAAATTTGAAAGCGCAATGCTCGAAGCCCTGCAAGCAACAAACGCTGATCATAAAAAAGTAAGTGCAGGTATGTCTCAGTTACCAGCAATGGAAAAACAAATGAGAGGGGTGGTTCGTGAAGGCTTAAAAGAAAACAAGTCTTGCTCAAAGATAAAACGTGATTTCATCAAACAACAAAAAGACATGATGGAAAAGGAAGAATGGCCTGACCAAGACTTTGTCGAGTCATTTCTTTCTGCAGGTGGTGATTATGTCGCTACCATTTGCCTTGACATGAAATAATTACTTAATTACTGAATAATTACCTGCCGGCTGGCAAACCACTTTTTGATACCAGGCTGCGCCAGTATTCTGACCGTTGGTTTCTATCTGGTAAATTTTATAAACCCCGTTCAGTGCGGGGTTCGTTACGCTCTCAACCGCACAAAGCCCGCCGATCACCAACATTGGGTTTAGTTTTGTGTCGAATACAATCTGCCCTTTTGATTGGGGGACCGATGTGCTCGAGTCAGCTTTGTCGTTGCTGTTCCCCCCGGGATCCGTTTCCGGGTTGTTCGTGGGTTTTACTCCTTTCTTCCCGCTATCATCCTGGGCGCTAATCTTCGTAGATTGTGGTGTATTCAGCAGCCCACTGCGTGCGTTGACAACTGGGATATTCCCCGATGCGACTTCGTGCGCCTTCAGAATATGAATCCGTTCATCTTTAATAAAAAAACTTTCATCAGGTGCCAACATATCACTGATAATTTTGCTTGAACGACCAACCAATACTTTTGGCCTGACTAATTGTTGCTGGCTCGTCACCGCTCCTTTCTTCGTGTTCGGCATATCCTGGAGGACAGAATCTATAACCTGCTCTTTCCCGCGAACGGTTCGAGATGTGAACGCATTTATGTAATCGTGGCCACCATCTTCACATTCTAGGCTGAGGACGTGGATCGGACCTTCACGCTTTACCGCTCCACTCTTTACAGAACCCTGAAATACCTGCCGTAGCTTTCCGTCGTAGCCGATCTCGAGTTTAATCGGAATGTATTTATCATCATCCTCGGCCTTGACCAGTTGCAAGCGTGTTGAGGGTTTGAGCCCGTTGATTGACACGCTCAGTTTTCCGAGTGATTTCTTATCCACGGTTTCCAGCGCCTTGAATGACACAGTGAACGGCGGTTCGATAATCACGGCCTGATTGCCGATCCCCACCGTCAGCCGGTAGTCGCGGTAAAAAGTGTCCATTACGGTACATCTCCCCCTCGAATTTCAATCATTTCCTCCGGCGTGATCATGTAAAGCTCACAGCGGCCGGTGGCGAAATCGTCAGCGCGATACGGATCAATCCCGGAACTATCAGTGGCGAGTAGTGCGATATCAAAGGGCCAATTTTTATGACGAAAATGCATCGTTCCCAACGATAATTTCACACCATCTATGTAATCACCATTGTACTCCACCCGCATTTTCCACATTTCAATTGTTGGCAGGTGCCGGAAGGTAACCACCGCCTCGCCACGATCAAAAATCAAGACGTGCCGCTGAATAGGCTCATCCGTTACATTTGTTATTCGATTCATCAGCTTTTACCATAGAGCGTATCTTTAAATGAATACGCTACAGATTTTGACTGGTTGCTTTGTTTTGAGTTGTCAGCTGGTGTTTGTGCCCCCTTATTTGCCACAGCCGCCGTTTTGGATTTTGCTGCCGCTGATGGTGATTTGAAATGCTGCTCAATAGGTGCGGTAGTGATCAGACTGAAATTCACTTTGGTAAAGCTGGCCTCAAACTTTGTTTCACTGGTCTGGTTATCGGTGCTGATGACCAGCCCACTAAGCGCCATGTTTTCATGCGTCCGGTAATCGACTTCTACAGAGATCAGCTGCTTGCCGAAGTAAACGGCTTCGATGAAGTCCAGAAACTGTTCACGTATGCTCTTAGCCCCGCCGGATACAGGGTTACCAACCAGTCCGAAGAGTTCTGCGCCTTTATCTGCCAGGCGCTTCGCTTCCAGTATTTTTTGCTCGGCACGATCAGCAATTTCATTCATTCGTTGCAACTGCTGTTGCGTCTTCGACGGGATGTATTCGATGACTTCGCCATACTTCGAGTAATCAGGCATCAGGCTAAATGATGAGTTGGGTTTTGCATCAACGTACACATCTGCAACGACACCACTGATTTTGATGGTAATTGGCCCATTGATAATGTCGTCAGATGCATTGCTGCCATCTTCCAACACATCGACGGGAACCTGCGCGGGATACTCGGTGGAGTCGTTCACTCGCGCAAACATCGAATACCCGCCAATGCCCACCTTCTTCACCGAGTCTTTGCCGGAGGCCTGAGCCTGAGTAAAGCCGTCAAGAATGCCCATTATTTTCCATTCCCCGAATACATGCGGCGTGCGTCACGCATCTGCTGTTGGCTGCTGTCTGCAACCGCTGATCCAGCAGCCTGTGCATCAGGCGCCGTAATGTAGTTTTGCTGACTGAAGGTGAATGAACTGTTGTAAGCAGCCCCACCACCAGCCATGCCAACCGCTTCGTTCATACCGTAAGGGATGCCGCCAGCGCCAATTCCACCATTCCCGCCGCCTGTCGGCCCCTGCTGTTTTTCATCGTCTCCGAATCCGAAGAATGATTTAGTTGCGCTCCAGGCGTTTGAGGCTGCGTTGGTGATGACATTGCCGATATAGTCGCCCAGTCCGGCAAAGATGTTTTTTGCCCAGTCGATGAACGCCGTAAACGGGGCTTTCATCTGCTCCACGCTGTTGTCGAAGATTTTCACAACATCGGCCCACGCCCCCTCAAAATCTCCCGTTACCAGCTTCCACAATGCGGAAAACATCAGCAGGATATTGTCGAGGCCGACCTTGAACGATTCGATAATGTAATCAACCACCACCATCACAGCGTCTTTGATAGCCAACAGGCCGGGGACTATATCGATCCCCCAGTTATCTTTGAAGAAGTCAGCGATAACGCTCTGCCCGCCTTCCATCGCCGTTAGCAGGTCATCGATGACCAGAATGACGGCCAGTATCGCCGCAGTGATGAGGACTACTGGAGACATTAGAACGCCCATTGCAGTAGCAAGCCCACCAGTAACCAGCCACCAGACAGAGAAAGCGATCGTGATAGCGGCAACAATCGGCAAGAAGCGGCGAATCATACCCATCACGGAGAAGATGATTTCCCCAAGGTGAGAAAGACCATTTTTGATAAGGTCTTTATTGGCAATCAGGAAATCCGTGAAGCCGTCGATCAGGTCTTTGAGTACCGGCACAAAACCGATTGCCACCTGAAACTTAATCCCGTCGAACCCTTTACCCAGGGTCGTCAGTGAATCGTTATAGGCGGCGAACTGGTCGGCCTGCGCCTGAGTGACAACGCCAAGCGCATTGGCCTTATCCTGCAGCGCTTCGATTTCGTCGCCGGTGCGTGATAGCAGCTGCACCATCGAACGGTCGATGCCCATCTTATCCAGCACCGAGAACTTTTCGGCCTGGCTCATGCCTTGCAGCTTGTCGGCCAGTTCGCGAAAGATAACGTCAGAGGATTTAACCTGCCCGTTGAGGTCTTTAAATTTCAGCCCCAGCCGATCAACAACATCCTTTGCCTCGCCCTCACCGGTAGAGACAAATTCCCCAACGCGCGTGGTCATTTCGCTGAGTGATTCTTGCAGGGCATCCACGCTTGACCCATTCACGGACGCGGCATAACCCAGCGTTTGCACTGTCTCAATCGCAACGCCCGTTTCCCTGGAGAACTGGATAAGCGGGTTAATGGATTCACTGACTGACGTAACCCAGCTCGCAACGCCCACCGCCGAACCAGCAATAGCCGCGCCCATTGTCGCCAGCAGCCCGATGGAGGCTTTAAGGTTGGCGTTAAAGGCCTCCTGCGGGGCCAGATTGCCGACAAAGCCGAACTTGGTGATCAGCTCGTTAACTATCGCCATTGCGGGATTTCTCCATTTCATAGTGCTGAATGTCAGCGCTAATGTTTTCAAACTCGAGCATATCCAGAAGCTCAGGCGTATCCAACTTGACCAGTTCGCTATATGAACCGTACCCGGCTTTTGACAAGGCCAGGTACATGCTCATTTCATCGCTTACGTTCGACTTTTTAACGTAATCTTCTGAACGTCTGGAGCTTCTGAAGTTGAGTTCATAGTGCTCCCGCCCATAAAAGGCAGGCTGATGACCTGCAACGCGGTGGTAACCACCATGACGTAATCACCAGGGAAGGATTCGAAATGATCGGCCTGCTTTGACAGCTGCACGCCGTCATACAGAACGTAATCGAACATCAGCCGCTCAATTTCTTCGAAGCGCTCAGTATCGAGGAACTCGAGCGATTGTCGCGAAAGCTCACTGGCAATGCCCGTGAAGAACGCGAAAACCTTGCGCCGCTTTTTGTGCGTCATCGCGGCAAAGTCGTAGCGGTTGCCGTTAATCTCCGCAAAGCCGTCTTTGTACACGGCCTTGATCATATCAAGGGCTTTCTGCTGCTTTTCTTTCAGTTCTTTGTCGTTAACCATGGGATGCCTTACACGTTACGGACGACATTACGGAACTCGATGGTGTACTCCATGAGCGCATTAACGTCCTGGTTGTTTTTGGTTTGTGTCGGCTGCGTGGTGATAGAGCCGACCTGCAGATCGTAGGTTTCTTTCAGTGCCGCCCCATCGCGTACAAACGACTCTTTAACCGAACCGTCAAAAACGACCGGAATATCGGCTTTGATCTGCTGGCTCAGCCACACATCATCGTTTGAGTATTTTTGGACGCGCAGCACCATTACGTGCACACCGGCATCAACACGTTTCGCAATGGTCACGCCATTTTTAGCGCTGTTAGCCCTGCTGGTTAATGGGTTGGAAGGGGTTAACGTGATGTAATCACCCGCCGCGATATCCGTGATGATTCGCCCGTTCAACACGGTGGTCGCGGTATCTGCACTAATAACAATCTGAGACATTTACCGCCCCTTACTTGTTGAAGTTGATAATAATGTCTTCGCTATGCACTGCACCGGCGTTCTTCACAGCGATTTGCAGAACCGGGGATTTGCGCGCCTGGCGATCAGCCGTTGATTGATCCGCAAGGTCACCGGCCAGGACGTAATACCCGTTTTGCTCAATGTTGCGCAGGAACATATCCCGGTCACCGAAGAAGTCCGGAAGTGTCCAGGTGCCCGGATTGAAGACGCCAGCCTTAACAAAGCCGCGAGTGGTTTTTTCTGCACAATCTTCTAACTGGTCCACGCCGTAATAGGTTTGCGGAACCTTAGTTGGCGTGGTTTTCAGGAGGTTGAAGGAGTCAGTTTGCACCGCGTCAACGTAAGCCATCAGGTTATAAACGTTGTCCACGAAGTCATTAGCGTCGCTGGTCAGCACGCATGGCGTGTCTTTAATCGTGGTGTAAATGTCCAGACCGACCGCCTTCGCCTTATCGATCTCAGTCTGAGAATATGACTCAGCCGTGACATTCAGCGTCTTCAAATTCAGGGTGATAGCAGTGCGCTCACCGCTGAAATTCACCGTGTGAGTACGGGCCATATAGCTAACGCCGTACTTACGATTGCCAGCCTTGCTGTACAACATGCGGAAATTTCCCTGACTGGCGAGAGTCACCGCCCATACGGGGTTGCCTGGATCAATTTCCAGCGCCGCCGCACCGGTGAACGTTTCGAAGACAAGAACGGAATTAGCTTTTGCCCAGGCTGCAATCAATGGCACCTGCGCGCTGAGGATCTTATCGATGAAGGCAACACCCTTAACGTTGACCTGCGCCTTGAGCTGACTCAGGCAATCCAGTTGCTTTTCCGGATCGACTTGAGACTCAGCTTTACCGTTAACCTGCGCGGCGCCAGAGCCATCAGCAATTGCCAGAACATCCCCAATAAACGAGCCGCTTTCCAGCGCCACCGGAAAGCCCACAACCGAAGATGCCCCGGTTGTTTTGCTGGTGAATACGATTTGAGAACCATCAAACACGACCGACGCAACCGCCGGCGTAATAGCAGCCTGGATTTTTGCAACCACATCCGAGAGTGTGGCCGCCGTGGTGCCGTCAATCCCGGTGACTTCGTGGTCAGTACCGTCGATAGTGATACCGAATGACCAGTCGGCTTTCTGGCGTAAAGCTGGCAACACTACAGCCTGGGAAATCTCAGCGCCGCGCAGCAAGCCAGCCGTTTCAGGCAGGGTTTCCCCGGCGGCGTTCCAGAAACCGATTACCAGCGTCCCACCAGCAGAGATAGGGTTCGGACTGGTGCCAAAGAAGGCATTCGCAAAGGCAGCCGTTACCGATGATGCGCCCCAGTCTTGCTCTACTGCTGAGGCGCTTTTGTAGGAGCGCCAGCGCTCGACGGTGCTCAACACTCCAGTTTGACTGGTCACGATCGCGCAAACGTTGATGTTATCGCGCGCAGCAGCCTTTCCTTCTTCAAGAAGCGTCACATTAATAACGTTATTAATTGATGCTGACATTTACTTATCCTCTAAAAATTGAAACTGCGGCGTATCGATACGCAGCGTTTGAACATCGTGCGCAGGTGCATACTGAACGTTGAAACTGAGGTTGACGCGGTTACCGTGAGACTGACCAAGCAACTGGCCCACATCGATGATGTTTGATACCGCCATAATGGTTATTGCGTGCTGACGCCTCAGCTCGTTCGCTGCCTGGCTCTCACTCAACATCAGGAAGTTTTCAGCGTTGCTGTATGCCCCGTCCCCGTAGAACTCCAGCACAATCGCGTGGCTCACTGAGGCGGTATAAGTCATCACCTCAGCGTCACCGTTAAAGCGCTGGCCTCTGGCCAGAACCGATTGCGGCAGCGAGCCGTTGACCACGATATAACTGGTGGAGAAGTCCGACGCCTGCACGTTCCGTCGGTCGAACTTGATCAGCTGCTCGTCGTAGTCCAGAAGGTCACGAACGAAACGCGCGACCGCTTTCAGGTGGGGTTGTGTCATGGCGTTGGCACCAGTAGCGGGAGCCGGGTTTCCTCGGCAATGACGGCGCAGAATCCATAATCCATGTAATCGGCCGGGGACACGACTTTGTAATCCTTCCCGCCCTTTTCGATGAACTGGCCGGTTTCAATTTTCAGCCGCGCGTGAATCAGCAGATACTCTTTCGACCAGTCCAGGCTATCCAGCGTCAGATTCTCTTTGTTCGCGCTTTGCACCACCGCCAGAATGTCCTGACTGGTGACGATTACAGACGCCTCAAAATCCACGGTCTTTTCCGTCCGGGTTTTGAGTTTTAAAGGCTGCTCCCAACCAATTAGCGCGTCGCTCATATCAAGTTCTGATAAGTCGCTCACTTACGAACCTCCCATGTGATAGTCCCCCGTAACTGCCCTTTATCAATCAAGATCGCCGATGAGCCTTTGGCTTTTTTCGTTGCCTCGGTGATATCCGGCCACGTGCCATAACCACCCGTTTCAAAGGCTTTCACACTGATATTCCGCGCGGTGGCACCTATCAGGTTTAACGCGGTTGTTGCATCCATTTTCCCGGAGCCTACAGCTTCACAAGCCTTTTCGATTGCCCGGTTAATTTCTGATTTTTTGAGGGTGAATGGAGCGCGGAGAAAAGAACGTTCAGGGAGTGTTATTTTGTGGGCTGCCGTAAAGCCGCTAACCGGCCCCATGAGGCTATTTTTGGTAAAAGTAGCCTTGCCACCCATTGCCATATATCCGGTGCCGCCAGGGTGATCGATTTCAGCGCCGAATTCGTGGGCCGCCCCAATCTCAATTATTGATGTTCCATCATCATTGGTTTTGTTTCCCACTTTGCCCGCTGGCAAACCCACGGCGACGTAATGCGTTTTCATCGCCTCCAGGTTCTTCAGGTATTCAGTGGTGATTTTGAGAGTTTCTTCCGGAGTCATAGCAAATCACTCCCTATTCGCTATCGAATAGCCAGCACATGCACGCCCACCAGCTTACGCAGCCTCAGATACTCTTGCCCGTAAGAGCTGGACGCGTAGCCGTCGTGACCGGTGCCAAACCCGGCATCGGGCGCTGAATAGCCAATAGACACGCCTGCAACAGATCGGCTGGTGATTGTCTGGATGGGTTTTCCGTTGCTGCTGCCGGAAAGATTGAGCACGCCAGCCGCATAAAGCAGATGCGCCGCTAAAGCATGAAGCCCTTGCTCATAGAGCTTGTTCCATACCTTGCGGCTCATCTGGTTAGCAGCATCCTGTAGCGCCCCATCTATACGGGCAGGGGCGACACTGGCGAACTCGGGGTAACGAACGGTAAATTCCATGCTACCCCCTGCGATTACTCTGCCGGTGAGGATTTGTAATCGACATACACCGCTGACTGCGGCTGTTTCCACATCGCGCCACCGAAGGCAGAACGATAGCCACACTCATAGGTCAGCAGATCACGCTGTCGTACCGCCAGCAGCTCAGGCATATGCACCTCCATCTCGATGTATTCCGATTCGTAGGTGTAAATGGCCAGGCGCGTTTTACCCGATTTGATACCTACCGCGTAATTGCTCGGGACTTTTACAAAGGTGATATTGAAGGATTCGTTGCCAGAAGCCTTACGCAGTGCCGCCATAATGCGATCCATTGCAGCAATCGGGAGCAGGTCAGTGCCCACAACGGTCGGATTCGGGTCGAATTTCTGCATGGCGAGCATGAAGTCGCTGGCATCCATTGCAATATGCGTAGGCTGAATGCGGTAGCTGGACTTGCGCCACGCCACGTTGTAAGCATCCAGTACCAGTTTCACGAATTCATCAGAGGTCATTTCGGTAATAGTTTTACCTGAAGCATCGACAACGATCTGAACCGACGCACCAGTCAGCAAGCCTTCCTGCCCTTTAACCCCCATGTGACCGACATAGCCCGCATACTGGATGGTAGCCAGGGCATTGGCGTAAAGATCATCCTGCTTTTTGGTCTGCAGGCTGATATTGAGGCGAGCAATTTTCTCCAGCTCCTGCTGAGTCCAGGTTGCAGCTTTAGCCCACTGACCAACGGGTGCTTTCAGCCATTCAATCTCACTATCAATGGTTTTCAGGCTGTTGGTCTTGTTACCGATGATGCCGTCTTTAACAGAGCCAACCACTTTCGACACGCCGTAGTCCGCATATTCCAGAGCAAAATCCAGACCATCTTTAATCGGGAGAGCCTCGCCGATGTTAATCTCTGGCAGCTCCTTTTCCTTCAGATCTGTGTCGCGCTCGGTTAGTGCTTCCTGCAGCACCTCTTCAAAATCTGCTGATTCCATAGGCATTGGTTATGCTCCTTCCGTCTGCTGAACTGCCTGTTGTACGTAGCCCAGGGTGATAGCAACGCAGTTATTACCTGCACTCACATCTTCCACCCAGTAACCCAAATCAATATTGCCGGCTGCTTCTGTCGTCACCTTTCCGGCATCGGCACCCGTCGCCACGATGTAGGCCGCCGCGCCGCGCGTAAAATCAGCGTCATCGACCGTCAGCGCGCCGACGCTATCACCGTGAGAGAAATGCCCGACGTTGACCTGTTTGTTATGCGGTGCGCCGTCGCCGTAAATATCACGCACAACAATCCCATGAATGCGCAGGCCAGCAGCGAGAGGCATCACGCCACCGTCTGGGTTGACCGCTACGAACGTGCCATAGAGCAACTTCGTTTCTGTCAGGTTCTCTTCGCCCCAAACTTTGTCGTTTGAGCTGGAGGCGCGTTTAATCGAGCCCGGTTTAATAGTGCCTTCGGCACCATCCCAATCAGTAAATCCGAAAGACATAGTTATTTACCCCCAAGGCGTTGATTTGCGGTTTTGGTGCTTTTGTTCGCTGAGTCATTAAACAGATGAGCACCAATTTCACTGCGCGGCTTTGACGTTGCCTGGATAGCCGCGTATGCCGCGCGTACTTCGCTATCCGTCATCGCGCTAACCTGGGTATCGTTAAACGCCTTGGTGCTCACCAGAACGGCAGCGCGAACGTCACGCGCTGATTTGGCATCGTTGAAACTGACTTTAGGGAAGCGGGCTTTCGCATCGGCCAGCGTAGCGCTGGTTTCATTGCCTGATTTCACCTGCTCCAGTTCATCTTCCAACGCCTTAACCTTTGCTTTCAGGTCGGCGTTTTCGGTTTCCAGCGCGGTGATTTTTGCGTCCTTGTCATCACCGCCACCTGCGGCGGGGTCGTCATCGTTTGGCGCAGGAGTCCCCTTCATACTTTCCAACTGTGTTTTGAGTTCAGCGAGCTGCGCCAGCACTTCCTGTGCTTTAGCCGTTGACTCATCAGTTCCTTCCCCTTTGAGTTCCTCCAGCGCCTTTTCCAGCGCGGCAATCATGCCGACCAGCTCGTCAGCAGTCAGCGCGACGCCTTCCGAATCCTTCAGTTTTTTGCCCTTCAGAAACGCCAGGGCGTCAGCTAATTTTGCAAACATTGGCTTACCTTTTTTGTCGTTTAACTTGCACTGAGGCCCGTATCGCCCCGCCGCCACTCCCGCGACGTGATTGCCGCGAATGTTGATGTGGTAAAGCTTCCCGCCTCTCTCCTCGAGCTGAGCTGGTTCATACCCAACAGACACTTCACGTATCCCTGTCTCTTCCAGCGTCTCGATTCCTGCGGCATCCGTCAGGAAAACGTCACAAACCACGTCACCGCCCTCGATGCGGGTGTTGGCAATATGCCCGGATGCTTTCTCGTTGTGGTCTGCTGCGGTGACCTCCCCGTCGTCGGGGTGCGTTATGGTGAACGGGAGGCCATTGAATGAAGCGAGGGTTTCGGGTTTTGACAGTTCGTCGAGGGTGCGAACAACGGTGATTTTTTTGTTGGCATCGCTGCCAGTTAGTCCCAGCTCATGACCGTAATACTCAATCGGTCCGGCGCGGGTGATCGTCGCAGTGGTAATCACGTACCCCTGCGGTGTTCGTTTCCACGTCATTGATTAATCCCATGAGACGTAAGGAAGGGCCAGGCATCGGCATTGGTAGTCTTCGCCAGGTTTGCCGATGAATGCCCCGATGGTTGAGCGTTTCTTCCAGGTTTTGCCGCCGTCGTCCGAGTAGACCGTCGGGTCGGAATACTTGCACAGCTTGCTGTTTAACGCGGAATGACTATCTCGCTCGCGTTCGTCGCCAGTGCCGCCCCACTCGTACAGGTCAAGGCCAAGCGCCACATTGCGCGCTTCCGTGAGGTCTGCGTTAAGTTTCGAGGTCTGGTCACGTGCGATTAGCCTGGCGCGGTTGCGGGTGACGTTCCCGCGCTCCTTGATTATGTCGATCAGGTTTTCATGTCGGCCGCCGTCTTTCATGTTGTCGAAAACCGCCGCGCCGATATCGTGAATAAAATCGGTATGGATGGAGGTAATCAGGTCAACGTTGTCACTTACGGCTTTTTCCATTTCTGGCTTCACTGCGCCGTCACCGAGCATCCCGGTCAGGTCAATCTCAAAAGCCTGGGCGAAAGTGCGCTGCGTCTGTTCTTTGTTCTGCAAGTTCGCACGTGCAACGAACCCGGCAGACAATCGGGCGGCGACCTCCTGAATTGAAATGCTCGCTAATCGCTGCATAACAGCCGCAAGGCGCGCCGTAATCGACAAAGGAGTGGTATCGGGTGCGTCGGTGAGCGTGGGCTTGTCCAGCTCATCCAGGAGCGTCTGAAGCATGCTATCGACAAACTCTATCAGCCTGTCTCGATACCAGACCTCGGCGCGCTTGCTGGCGGTTGGTGGTCGCATCCGTCGGCGGCGCGGTCTACTTCGCCCCTGCTTTTGCTCCAGCAGCTGTTTCAGCTCCATGTGCCGCCTCCTGCGACAATCGCTTTAATCTCCTTCTCGGTGACGGTCTTTAATACGCCGCGGTTAACCATTTCCCTGATAGCGACTTCTTCCGTCAGTATCGAGCTTGTCACCAGCGTATTAAATCCGGTTGCGTACTGGCCGAACCGCGTCGCCTCGTCAGATTCGTTGATGCTGTCGATTGTTGGGTATTCGTAGGTAAGGCTTTCCGTAATAGCGAGTTTGTCCAGCGTGAACTGGTCGGCGAAATCCTGCATTGGACGAAGTCGCGACTCCTGCAGGCCGTTAATCGTCTCGTAATAGGATTTGTTATCTTCCTCGCCACTACTGAACCCACTGGCCGACTCACCAAACAGAATCGTTATGGGTCTGTCCAGCGCACCGGCCAACACGATCGCCATTTTGCTGATTACGTCAGACAGCCCGGTGAATTGCGCGTTCTTCTGCTCATATCGCCCCTGCGCCTCACTGTCTCCAGCGTCAATCAGCAGCAGTCCGGTAGAGGATTTGGTTTCCTTCATCACTCGGGCGTATTCGCGAACATTGCTTTCCTGACCAGCTGCGATCTGGTTGTTCATGTTCGGGACAAAAAGCACATCGACGTTTGCCTCCTGGATGGTGTCACCGGTGCTCAGGATTGCCGTGTCGAAGGTTTTGATGTGCTCATAGGGAGCCTGAAGGTCTGACGTGCCAAACTTGGCGCGATCCTTAATGCTGTGATTGCCTAGCTTCGTTCGGCAGCAGCGGGAGTGGTGAAACTTGAGTTGCTTCGTCCCTACGTCCAGTTGATACGTCAGCGGCTCGCCGAAACAATCTGAGCGGATATCGGTGATGACATTGCTATCCGGCGTGTACTCCCCCTTTCGGAACACCAGAAACTTAACGATATCCTCATCCTGCAAATTGAGCGGCAAGGCGATCTGCTCGTCAGCGCAATCAGTGATAGCAACGATTAACGAGTCTCCCAGTAACGACGCCCACCCCAGCGCGCTATGAAAGACTGAGTTCAATTTCAGCTCTTTTTCAGCATCAGCGATGCGCTGAGTGATATTACTGTCAACGTCGCCCGAAAACTTCCGGGGTAGCTTCAGCATGTCATCAGCCGTTTTGTTGATGTACTTTTTCACCACCCACGATTTCTTATTCATCGCGAGCAGCTCTTTATCCGACACATCGGGTTTGCTGCTGCTGTATCGCACTGCGCCGATCTTCTCGCCTAGAGAAGTCATCAAGCTAACCAGGCCATCATTCAGACGGCCGACAAAGTTCTTTTTCGCCATTACATGAGGTCCAGTGGGCTGAGTGTTTTACGTTGGTACAAGTCGCGTAACCCCTGCGTCATTGCATCGACAACGTCGTCGTTCGCGCCGACCGGGAAGGTGGTGATTTCCTCGACCGTCTCGGTGATCCAAGGGGCAATATCTTTGTGAGGCAGGAAAACGTTACCCGCTTCCCATACGGCGGTAATCGCATGGGCGCGGGCTACTTTGCTGCCGTCCGGTTCAACGGGAACGAGCCCCGCAACGGTGCTTTTCAGTGAATCAATAACCGCCGGGCCGTTGGCTTTGTCCTCCACCAGCTTACGTAAGCCTTTGGGATATTCGTCGGCCATGCGTTTAACGGCTTTCAGCGTTGCGGTGAAGCTCATGCGCGCGCGCACCTGGTGAAGCAGGTAGGCGTTTGCGCCCTTTTTACCCCATACCTGACCGACAACGTAGTCAGTACCTTCGCTGTCTTTAAACGTCATATCCCAGCTGTGGATGACGATGTCGAAGTTGGTCGGCAAGTCTTTCGGGAGGTAATACTTGATCCATTCGTCTTTGAAAATGGAGCCACCAGCCTGTTTTGGTGACTGCTGATACATCGCAGACCAGAAGTAATCCCCTAGAATGGTTTTTGTTTCGAGCAGTTTTTCTTTTGGGTGCAGCTCTGGCACCAGCGCTTCACCCTGCTCGTTGATTGCAGGGAACGCCAGCACCTTAGCGCGTGGCGTGATTTCCACTACACGCCCGGATAAGTCATCCGTCGCCCAGCGGGTCGCCATGATGATTTCGCCGCTGTTTTTCGACAGACGCGTTTTAAACGTGGAAACGTACCAGTTCCAGATAGATTTTTTGGTCGTCGGGCTGAGTGCTTCTTTGGCGTTTTTTATCGGGTCATCGATGATACCGAGATCGATTTTCTTACCTGTTAACGGGCCGCCTACGCCCGCACAGACATACGTTCCCTTATGGTTGGCTAAACCGAATTCGTCAGTGTTACGCTTTACGGCCACACCATCAGCCGGCTTATTGCCCAGCCAGGCGCCCGGGAATATGTTGCGGTATTCCGGTGTGGACATAATGCGCTGAACGTCGGCGTTCATATCCCCAGCAAGGTCAGCAGAGTAGGACAGCGCACCTACGCGCATTTCCGGGTACTTACCAAAGAAATACGCTGGCAGGTAACGCGAAACGATATCCGATTTACCATGCTGCGGCGGCGCACCGAGAATCAGAATCGGGCGCACTCCATTCATCATATCCAGCAAAAACTGATCCAGAGCATCGCAAACCGTCTGAGAGAACTTGCTGGTGATGTATTCGGGGTTTATGTACTGAATGAAGTCGTGGAGGCTTGCTCGGGCACTGCGCCGCTTGAGTAGTTCCCTGGCTGCTGCCTGCTTACTTACCGCCGATAATTGCGGCGAGTTGCTCATCAGTGAGATCCTCCGCACTTAAAGAGTGGCTGTGCTGGATAGGCTCACCATTCGGCCCGCTCAGTTCGGTTTTTGTTTTCAGCATGCCGAGGTGTTGGGCCACCATCTTCATTGCGTCATCCTGATTACGGGTGATGACCTCAAGGCCAGATTTGCCCTCTTTAATCCCAGCGAATAATCGTCGCTCCGCACCAGTTAAATCACGCGTGTCGTGAAATACAGAGCGACCGATGCCGACGCCATTGCAGCGCGGGCAATCCGGGTTCGGGTCCACGGTGCCGTCGTAACCATAGCCGCCAGTGTCCTGCGGTAGCCTGGCTCCTTCCTTCCTCGCCGCGTTTTCCGATTCCTCGCCAAACTCGACAGCGTCGCGCCATTGGTAGTTATGACCGAGCCCCCAGCAGTAGCGGCAACAGCCGCGGTGGTGTTCAGTCAGTTGCGTGGCATCTGCCGTCGCAATGTCCCACCACCATTTCAACACTTCGTCCTGCGTTACCTTCACTCTTCGCGAACGTTCATCCAGCGCGTCGCGGATTGCCTGGCTGACCTTAGCATTTCTTAGCAATCGAGAGGCGTTAACGTAAGCCGTATTGCCTTCGCCTTTGTAGCCAGCCCGCTTGTATGCAGCGGTCCTGTTCAGATCGAGAAGATACTCTTCGACAAACCTGATCTGCATATCGTTAAGGCCGTAATTGCGCAGGTTGAAGGGTTGCGCACTTTCCTGTATATCGGTCTGCGCATCAGTTGAGGATTGCTCATACTGCGCAGTGGTAGGGGCTTGTTCAGTCTGTGCATTGCGCGCTTTCTTCTGCGCAGTTTTTTGCGCAGTTGGCTTTTTGATGTATCTGCGCGCTGATGTGTAATTCAGCCCCTGCGCTTCGCACCATTCTTTAGGTGATATACCTGTTTTGGCATGCTCGGCGAGGAACTGGTCTTGCAGTGCTCCCCAGTCCGGTTTTGCCATGAGTTAATCCTGTTTTATATACGGCAAAAATGCCGAAAACATTCTGTCGAGCAGATAGCAGTATGTTTCGTTTGCCGTTCCAGTGTCGATTGTCACACCAACATCATTGCAGCAGTAAAACGTTGCATGAGCGCATTCGTGAACAAGGGTACTAACGCTGTTATCGAAAACACCAATCAGATAAACGTTTTCACCTGTTACATCATCGAAAAAATGGCGGCACACGCCGTTATTGAAACTTATGTCGGAAGGAGGAACTCCGATTGCCGATTCCGACTGCTGCCATTCATCTTTTGAGCGGCATAGATACACATTCGCACAGTGAAACAACGGAACGAAAAAGCGCGGTAACTTAGGCCATTTTATTTTTGCCATTTTTATTAGCTCAGTATTTCATTATCGAAGCCCCTCAGTGAAGAGCTTCTGTAATGCGGTCAGGCCTGCGCCTTACTGGCAAGCTCAACCAAATCTTTGAAGTCCTGGCACATATCCAGTCGATGACCATGATCATCGACAAAGTTATAACTTTTGAATAGCTCTACGATTTCCTCGGGACTCTTCCCATTCAAACGAGGAAACTGCTTTGATTCGTCAACCTGTTTCATCTTCAAATCTCCAATCAGTAGGTTATGACCAGGCCACTTCGACGCTGGAAATTGCATTCCATCGCAGTGGCATTTATCAATACTCTCGGGTTCCATCTACCGTGTACACGGCACTAATGAATGCGTCGTCAAAAGGCCAGTATTTTGATGCCCACATCAAAAAAGCTGGCTACCCTTATCGCAAAGTTGGCTAACAGCTAGCGGGGATTCGTCCCCGCTTTTTGCCAGATCCCGTTATTTGACTCTCTCACCGAGTCGTAAACGCGCTCACACGTCATTCCTGCCCGGTAGCGTTCGTCAGCGATTCCAGCATATCGTTTAGCTTCTGCTGCAATATCTCCGAGCATGTCGGCAAGCAATCCTGCGTTAGTGTCGGTTGTTTTGCTTCGGGCGGTAGCGGCAAGATCTGCGGTGTGCTTTGCGGCGTCCAGGCGGGTAGCGAGTTTTGTTGCTTCGGTGCGCAGCTGCTTAACGCTGGCAGACAGGCCAGCAGAAGTAACGGCAGCACGCGCTGCTTTAGCTTGAGCATCTTTAACAGCCTCATCACGGGCTATTGTTCGCCCTTGTTCAATCATGCGAGCAGCGGTCTGTGCGTTCGCTTCCTGTGAAGATTCCGCGCTATCCCGGTCAGCCCACTTTATTTTCCAGCTGCGGTTCGTCCACTCACTGCCAGCGAGAAACGCGCAAGCCACCAGCAACGCAACGACAACGAGCTGAGAACGAATGCTCATAGCAGAATCACTCCCACAAATAGGAACCATCCCCAGCCAGGCAATCCCATAACAGCCAGCACACCAGCCGCAATGAAACAAATGCAACTTGGGTTCACTGGCCTATCCCCCAGCACGTCAGCGCGCTTTCCTGGTCTCGACGCTCTACCTGCCCATAGCAGCCATTTTTCTGACCTTTGGTCAGGCGACAATCGCGGCCGCCGTCTTTAATCCACCAACGAATAGCTTCGCAGGCACCCTTCGTGTCACCGGCGTTCATGCGGCTATAGAAGGTTGATGGGTAGCATTTACCTGGCCCGATGTTGTAGGGGCAGAACGACGCAATGCCGACCTTCTGTGGTTCAGTCAGCGGCACCTTGATATTGCGGTCAACCCACGCCAGCGCCTTATCACGTTCTATGGCGTTAACCTTTCTGCACTGAGCCTCGGTTGCGGTTTGCCCCTGCACGACACGCTTACCATCAATAACCGTCACGCCATGGCATAAGGACCAGACACCACCGGGATCGACAACTGCCACCAACGCATTACCTTCTTTCTCGTCAACGAACTGATCAAACAATTCAGGAGCAGTTGCCCCAGCAGCGAGAAGTGCCAGCATGGCAGCGCTGAACTTCACTTTGTTCGACATCACTCACCCCGCGCGGCCTTTCGCCGGTCCTCTTTGATTTTGAAATACAGATTCGTCAGATAGGTCAGCAGGCCAAACATCAGGCTTCCGAGAACGCCAATTGCGGCCCACTGTGATGGGGTTACTTTGTCCAGCAATTGAAGTACCCAGTATCCGGCGTTACCTGCAGACGCCCCATAGGCAATGCCCGTTGTCAGTTTGTCCATTCGATACATGCTCTCACCTCGCTGCGTGGCGGGTGCTGTGTGTGATGGAAGGGATCAGGCTCGCGGGCTCTTAGGTAAAGGGGGATGTAAGAAATGATTCCCGGAGCCTGAATTCGGTGGTCACCACAGCATCCAGAGGCAGGGTGTCCGTTATGTTTTGTTGAGATTTTCAATCTCGCCGACTGTTTGCATGAACCGTTCGGCTTCAAGTTCGACACCGATGGCCCGGCGTCCTAACTCAATTGCGGCTTTCACAGTGGAACCGGACCCCATAAAGAAATCGGCAACGATATCGCCTGGCCTGCTGCTGGCGCTGATGATTTGCTTCAGCATGTCGGCAGGTTTTTCACATGAATGTTTGCCCGGATAGAACTGGACGGGCTTGTGCACCCATACATCGGTATACGGAACAAGAGCAGAAACGGAGAAGCAACGCCGGAGCGTTTTATACTCTTTCAGTAATTCCGAATACTTGCGATTCAATGACTGGTAAGTAGCCACCAGCTGGTGGTGAGGATGTTCCAGCTTTTGCTGCAGGTGTTTCTCAATGGCGATCCGGGTGAACAATTCCTGCAACTTCCGGTAATCCACCTCGTTCGGCAACTGCCACTGACTCATCCCGAACCAGTGTGACGCCATGTTTTTCTTTCCGGTTGCCTCAGCTATTTCCTTTGAACTCACACCCAGCGATTCACGGGCATTGCGGAAATAGTCGATCAGCGGCGTCATAAGGTGCTGCTTGAGTTCAGTGCTTTTAGTCTCGTAAGCATCCTCTTTCCCCGTATACGGCCCAAGATAATGCTCGGCAAACAGGATCCGCTCTGTTGAGGGGAAGTACGCGCGCAGGCTTTCTTTATTACAGCCATTCCAACGGCCTGATGGTTTAGCCCAGACGATATGGTTTAGGACGTTGAAGCGGCCTCGCATCATGATCTCAATGTCTGAGGCCAGACGGTGACCACAAAATAGATAAATGCTGCCCGCTGGTTTAAGCACTCGGGCATATTCAACAAGACAGCTATCAAGCCAGCGTAGGTAGTCCTCGTCCCCTTTCCATTGATTGTCCCAGCCGTTCGGCTTCACCTTAAAATAGGGCGGATCCGTAACAATCAGGTCAATGGAGTTATCCGGAAGGGTGGCGATGTAATGCAGGCTATCAGCGTTGATTAATTCAACACTGTTTATTTTTACAGTATTTTCCATAGATCAGTAAGCGTAACTCTGATAGGCTCACTATGCTTTTGCGCTAAAGCGGTGGGCCTTGGTTAGCTTGTGACCTGAAAGCATGAGCTGATGGCTGGCTGGGTGCTACAACACCCACCAGCCGCCCATTTCCACAGCAGAAAGCCCCCATCACTGGAGGCGCTTATAACATCCGAACTGGTAATCTGATAACCCCGCCATCACCAACTGCGTGAGAATGAGCTGGCAACGTTCGCGGCTAAGGTGGGTATTCTGTGCAATCTCACCAGCCGTAGCGGGCTTATCGCTTAATTCATTGAAAACAGCCTTTGCTGTTTCTGTCATATCCTGCTGATTTAGCATGCCTTTTACCTTAATTTTCGTGGTGTGACATACAGATAGCTCTGGTCGCCCAGCCCAGCAAGAGAAGAATTCAATTCTGCGACCACCAGCGCGTTGATGCGCTCGGCAAGACCGTTTTGCCATAAAAAAACCCGCTCGATGGCGGGTTTATATAAATTTGGCAGCATATCAAAGTAGACTCAAATATGGCCTATTTAATTGACTTTTGCAATACCTTGCTGTGAAAAAGCAGCTTTTTGTTGCGATCGTGTTCTCACAACCAGCATTAACGCTTCACTATCCATTGAAGCAAATATGCCGCACATAGCGCGCCAGTGATCACCGTAGTTTTTACTCCAGTTATCTGGCTTAATGCCCACCAGCGCAGCAAGGTCACAATATTGGTAAGTGTCTTTGCCGCCCAACTCAGCTTTCACATCCTGTGCCGCCAGCCAGATGAGCTTCTTCAGCCGCTCCATTGTCTTCCCGGCCATCTTCTTACCCGCCAGCTGCGCGCTGAACTCAGCCCAGGCCCATTGCGTTATTGCCACCTGATGCTCCCAACTAGTGTTCTCGCTGTAGTTCCATAGCAGCCAGGCCTTCTGATGTTCTTCGAGCGATAGCAGCGCTCGGCGCCATGATGCGGTCGCATACTCAACCGGCTGCACCAGAGGGATATGAGAGCCTTTGGCATGCGATTGCTTACCGGGTATCGGTGGGTTATCCAGTGTGATCACCTTCCCGGTCACCTCATCCAGCACCCGGGGCTTTTTACGCTTAAACGTGTTCGTGTCGATCTGTGCGTTCTCCAGCCACGCCATTAACTGCCCTTTCGTTGCCCCGCTTAAATCGGCTGTGGCCACCATCAGCTGCTGGCGTACATATTCGAGGTATTGAGTATTCATGCTGCACCGCCCATGGTTTTCACGTAATTTTTCAGTATCCGGTAGTCCGTCAGAATGGAGCCGGGAAAGTGGTATAAGCGCATCCGCTGCCAGCGAACGCGGAGGTGATCGGCAAAATAGGATTCGAATATCATGCGGCCTCCAGCTTTTTCAGCGTGCGCAAATCCGCCAGGGCCGCGAGCCTGATTTCCTTCAGCTCTTCGACCGTCCAGCGATGTGGGGTGTTGTTGTTCTCCAGTGCCAGTACCGGCTCTTCGCCGTAACGCTCCACCAGCGCGGCCCGGTAGGCTTCAATGTTTCCCGATTTGTGAACGTTGCAGACATCGCACTGAAGATGGATGTTGAAGCGGGTGAAGCGCAGGTGCCCGGCGGCGGCCGTCGTGCGGTAGTGTCCTGCATGCCAGGCAAACGCCGTTTTCGTGCCGCAGGAAATACAGCCCCGCCCCTCTGCCAGCTCGGTTTCGCGGCAAATGTCGTTTACGGCGCGCTGCGTTAGGTCAATCCAGTGCTTCAGCGGCTTAACTGCGGCTTTGCGCTGGCGCCAGGCTGCACGCTCTTTCTTCTCGACGGCGCGCTGATGCGATAGCTCCTTGCGCTGCGCGGCTTCGCGGGCTTTTCTGGTCTGTTCTTTGCCGACGGCGCTGGCGCATTCGTAACCGCATACGGTCTGTGTGTCGCGCGCCGGGTGGAACCACTGGCGGCATTCTTTGTTGGCGCACTTGCGGCGCGGTAGCTTAGCCATGCTCACCCCCACGCCTTGCTTTGCCACACACGGCTCGGGCGCGGCGCTTTATCGCCTTCCGGCAGCTGCGCGCTGATAGTCCAGGTGATGTTGTCACGGTTCAGGCTGCGCTCGACTTTCACGCCACGGCGCCGGTAGTTGTCCACCAGGTCGTCGGCCTGCTCGGTGGTGCATTCGTGATGATGGAACCAGGAGAATTTCATCGGCATCATCCCCCAAAGCTCATCAGCTGGGCGGCGGCGTTCTCGGCCTCCTGCTGCGTTCGGAAAGTCCGGGACAATATCCAGCGCCAGAGAACATCGAGCACAGCCTTGTACAGCTGCTGGAATTCGATTTCGTCCATGTTTGAGAAGGAAATGCTGCGGGGATGTTTACGCAGGGTGTCGTCAGGCAGCCGGATAGCATCGTAATGTCCGGCTTCGACAGTTACCCAGGCACGGTAAGCATCAAAGGATTTACACAGGCTGATGCCATTGGTAACGCGACGGCTAGCAATCTGCTCCAGATACTGTTCAGCAGCATCCAGCAGCGCGCTTTCGTTGCCGCCATAAGAAGACAGGAACTTTGCATACCCGGTTACCAGCTTGCGCTCGTTCGATGAAATGGCGCCGCCGGTTGGTTCCCAGTATTCAAACCCGAGATTCAGGAGCGCAAAGAAACGGCGATGGAATGCGGGATTCCTCACCTGACGAAATTCGGCTACCAGCACGGCGCCGAGTTTGATTTTTGATTGCAGAATATCGCTGGTCTCCGGCGTAGCGGGGATCAGGATTCCTGATGATTGCTTAATGAGTTGTAGTTCGTGCGCCATGGTACTCTCCGTGGCGCATAAGGCTGTCAGTTGTTCAGGCTGACACTGACATTATGTACAGGTGATAATGGAAAATCAATGCAAGAAAAAACCCGCCGTAGCGGGTTGCTCATAATTACCGTAATCAGGCGGCTATCTCCCTGGCCCGACACAGTTCCGGCAGATTGGCCCGCACCAGCGCCTCAGCGAACGGCGGCGGCACCGCATTGCCGCAACGCGCAACCTGCTTGTCTTTTGCGTACTTCTTGCCGCTGTAGTCCTGGTCGATGATGTACCACTCTGGGAAGCCCTGCGCCCGGTACAGTTCATGCGGTTGCAGCATACGCATTCCGATATCAACGATGCGGTAAGTGATGCCGTCAACCGTGACCAGACCGTCGCAATCCTCGCCGCAGTATTCCCGCAAGAATGCCAGCGTTTGCTGCGCGCGGTGCTCGTCATACCCATCAGCTGCCAGCGTGGTTTTCACCTCGCCAACGTGCTGGCCACCAGCGGTGACCGTCGGCATCGGTTCGTTTGTGCGCTGCCCGGTTGCGCCGGTGCGGAATTTCGTCAGGTGTGGAACGGCAACCGCATAGCCATGGGTTTTCGTGATTGTCTGTAGCGGTTCGGTCAACGCCTGCCCACGGAAACAATCATATTTTCCCTTTGTCGTGGTGTGGTTACACTTCACGATAAACGGCGCTGGGCTATCGATGACAAATCGCTGGATGCCGCGCGCGATACGCTTCAGCGTATTCACAGCCAGAGATTTTTTGCGGTCGAAAATGCTCGTTGCAGGAATCGTCCAGTCGATACACTCCGCAGCGGTGCGCCATGGCGCCAGCTTGCCGCCCTGCACCTCTGGCGTTTTCGGGTCACCGTGGGTCGGCTCCGGCCAGATTACCGGCACACCATCGCAACGCATCACCATGAAAAAACGCTTCCGTATGGTCGGCGCGCCAAAGTCACACGCGCGCAGTTCGCGGTGGTCAACGGCATATCCTAGCCCGGCAACCAGCTGCTTCGCCAGCTCGCCGTCAGCGGCAATACCCAGGAACTCGCAGCACTCCGCCAGCGCTGGATGCCCGGCAGGTATGCCACCAGACAGCATGCCACAGAACGCCTCGAAGGTTTCACCAGCACGAGCAGGGTCCGGGCGCAGGCCGCCATCCTCAGCAGCGATAAGCGGTCCCCACGTTTGGAACTCCTCCACGTTCTCCAACATCATGACGCGTGGCCGCACCGCCAGTGCCCAGCGAATAACGATCCACGCCAGACCGCGAATCTCTTTCTCCACCGGCTTCGAGCCTTTGGCCTTCGAGAAATGGCGGCAATCTGGCGAGAACCACGCCAACCCCACCGGTCGGCCAGCAGTCGCAACCAGGGGATTTACATCAAAAACGGATTCGCAGTAGTGCAGCGTATCCGGGTGGTTCGTTGTGTGCATGGCCACTGCGTTCACATCGTGGTTGATCGCAATATCCACGCTTCGCCCGGTAGCCATTTCAATGCCAGTGGATGCCCCGCCACCACCAGCAAAGTTATCAACAATGATTTCTGAATGAATCACGCGTATTTCTCCATGGCAGTGGCCAGCGAACGCGCCGCGGCGATGATGGACGGCACCGGCATTTTTTCCAGCCACATACGATTGATATGGTGCTGCAGGCGGCGCTGGTGATGCGCCGGGAGTCCCCCGGCGACTTCAACCTGAGATAAGACCATGCCAACTTCGGCAGGCCAGGCAGTTTCAGGCACTTCCACCAGCAGCAGACCTTCCAGCTCCATGACGCGCTTACAGGCGTACTCGAGTAATGGATCCACTATTTCACCTCAGACGATTTATCAGCATCGGCTTTACGGCGCTCCAGAAGCTCGTCTATCGCTTTTATCGCATCGGCGGTGACATAGTCCTGGGTACTGCCGTTTTTGTACGTAAGCGTGCGCTGTAGCTCGTCACGTACACGGATAAGCCGCTCATCTGTCAATTTGTCATTCGCTGGATGGTTAGCTGGGTCTGTTAATAGGTTATTGGTCATTTAGAATCACCTTAATCGCGAACACCTTCACCGGCTTATCACCAAAGTGAGGATGTGTAATTGTTTTGATTTCATAGCCGCTGTACTTCACGTCAAGGCGGCGACTGGTATCGTCTTTTCGCGGATAACCTTTGGTGATAATCAGGCGGTCATATTGGCGCGGAAAGTCCTTCCAAGCCTCGGTTATTAGGCGATTACGCCAATACTCGTTATACAGCCGGTATTCTTCGGTTTTATCTCCGCGCTTCATTGCGTCGAAATACTCACCTTTAACCGCAAGTTGGAGATTCATTGTCCTTCTCCTTCGATAACCTGGATGCCAGCCACCTGCAGTATGTGCTCTACATCAAAGCGAGAGAGCCATGTGCCGTCGTCTTTCGGAATCATCACACCTCTTTCCCCTTCGTTAATCGGGTGCCCAGGCCGAACAAACATAGCCGGTCGGCAGCTTCACGGTGACGGTGCGGGATTCCGATTCCAGCGGCGGTAGGTCTGGAGTGTTCACGCCAAACAGCGCCGCCATTGCTCGGTAGTTCTGCTCGCTGTGATAGCGGCCTTTGCATCGGACTAGTTTCTCGGCTGCTGCGGTGATTGCCTGCGCCTTCTCCAGCGCCCCTACCAGCGCCAGGACGTTGGCTGGACTTGACGCGTCGTTATGGGCAATAAGCGCAGTAATGTCAGATTCAAGTTGTGCATTTTCTGCAAGCGAGGCATCGAATAGCCCATCTGACGGCATAGCGCTAAGTCGCTCATGTGCTTCGGTGGCTTTCTCTGCTGCCGCTTTCATGGTCGCCATCAGTGCGGTGATATCGTTCATTGGGCTGACTCCTCGAATAAAACCTCACCTTCAATCCCATCGACCTGATAGACGATCGAATCATCTTCCCGATATTCCACCGGTGCAGCGCTCCAGTTCTCGCCGTTAGGTTCATCATCATCGCCAACCTGCACAAACCCGCCAGCAACAACTCGGGCCGGATACATTTCGCCTTCAGTCCAATAGCCTTCAGTATCCTTGATGCATTTGAGAAATAATTGGTTACTCATAGCGCGGCCTCCAGTGCTGCGGCGATTTCTTCGAAGAACTTCTCCCGGGAATGGCTGGTCATGGCCGGTACAAACGCGGTCATCAACTTGCCAAGGTCGCAATTCTCATCATCGGAAAATAAAACGACTTTCTTATCGAGGCGTGTTTTTGCCTCCTGCAACTGCTCGTTCTTGCTCGCGCGCTGGATGTACTCGGCGATGATTGCGATCGCTTTATTCGTCTGCTTCTCGATGACTTCACTCATGATTCGCTCCCGATTTTTTCAATCGTTTCCAGCAGCAATCGGTGGCGAGTTAATTCGCCAAAATGACGACGCCCAGTATCTTTGTGGTACATCTCGTTCTTCCCGGCACACCACATGCTTTTCGTTTCGTGCAGTTTTTTACGCAGCGGCCCGTCTTTGGTGATCACTATTCCGGTGTGAGTTTTGACTATGCTCATTTCACAGTCCTCAGATGCGATACGTTCTTGCGGTAGCTGGCCCAGTCAAAGTTCACCCAGATGCCGTTATCCATGGTTAAGCGGTCGATAATTCGAAGCCCCAGCGCATCCTGAAGCCCTGCATGATTCAGGTTCGTCAGTACGCCAACAGGCTTCATCGACGACAGCCGGCGATCGATAACCTGATTCAGAATGACCTTTTCGCCACTGCTGCCGCGTTGAATACCGACCTCATCCAGCACCAGCAACTCAACTTTGCAAAGGTCATCCAGTAGCGATGCTTCTGACTGGCCGCCGTCGTAGCATTCGCGAACCCGAAGCATCAGATCCGGAATGGTGACGACCAGAACCGAATGGCCAGCAGCCAGGAGATGGTTGCCAATCGCCGCGGCAAGATGGTTTTTGCCGGTGCCCGGGCCGCCACTGAACACGAAGCTCGCAAAGCCGGTCCCGAAGTTCTGCGCGTAGCTTTTCGCCATAGTGTAGGCCTTGCGCTGCTGCTCGCTGGATACTTCGTAGTTGGCGAACGTGCAGCTGCGGTGCAAGGTCTGGATGCCAGAGCGACCGAAGATTTTCTCAGTGCGCGCCTTCTGGTTCAGTCGACTCAGCTCCTCGCAATGCTTCAGCCCCTCTTCCCGCTGCCACGCCAGCAGCTCAGCTGCGCTGGTGAACTTCGGCTGTACGCCTGGCGGAATGAGTTTCTTCAGGCGCTCAAGGGCGCTGCCGGAATTAACAATATTTTTCACTGTTACCCCCTGAACCCGGTTGGGATGGTTTTATCTGGCTCTGAAATGTGATTCACATCCCGGCCCGCTTTGCGCTCAGCGAGAGCAAACTTCGGCTTGAACAATCCCTGGTACCCGTTGGCGATGCTGGTGTTGATCACGTCAACCGGGTTATGGCCTTCGTCCAGGCAGGCTTTCAGCAGTTTGAAAGCCTTGGTGACCGTCATTTCGGTCTTGATGGCCTTGCCAGATTGCTGGCGATAAGCAACCCATTCACTCCATGACTCAGAATCAAGCCACTCAGGAACAGGGATTGTCAGCGGGTCAAACTTCACCTTCCCCTTTGGGGGATTAGAGGGGGTTAGATCTGTTTTTATATTTGTCTTTGGAAGAATGTCTTTGGTGTTCCCTGTTTTCGGGGATAGCGTTCCCTGAATTCGGGGATAACCATCCCTGTTTTCGGGGATGGTTGGAGGGTTGAAATCACCATCCCTGTTTTCGGGGATAGCCATCCCTGTTTTCAGGGATAACTGTCCCTGATTCTGGGGATTGCTAATCATGAATTCAGGGGCATTGATAACCCATGTTTCGACTTCAGCAGCCGGGAACGCCGCCGGACACTTCATGCAATTTGGCTTGGTATAAGCCCACTTATCTAGGCAGGTATTAACCCCGATGTATCTGGTTTGCCCAATTCGACGCAGGATGATGATGTTCCGATAGGCAAGGCTCAGCACAGCTTCAGAAACGTGCTTCACCTTCAGCGTCGTTTTGTCGGCAATGAGGCTATTAGCGATGCGGTCAGACTTCTTGGACCAGCCATAGGTCAGACGAACGATGGCATTCAGCACGCGGAATTCACGGCCTGATAGCTCAACGATACACAAGGCATCCTGAATCTGGTTGGCTAAACGCAAATAGCCGTTCTCCAGCTCAGCCATGCGGCTCTCCTGTTGCCCCTGTGGTGGGGCGGGAAATTTGATAACTTCAGCGGTATTTGACATACTTATCTCCGCAATTACCTACCGTTTTTGCACTAGAAAGCCGTTGGTGTTCGAGCACCGCGGCTTTCGCCATTTCACTTCGATTGTTTTTCATCGATACCTCACATAAGGCCCGGGGCAACAGCTGCTATCCCGCTGAGAACCTGAGCCATAGCTTCAACCGGCAGTAGCCCGAGCAGATGCTCGATCCCCTCACGAACCTCTTTCACCATCTGGTGCTGTGGCGCGCGAAGCATCAGCGCCTGTTTCGCCTCGCTGACCTCCTTCTCCATCGCCGCATAGCGCGTCATGAAGTCATCCTGCTGCGCCAGGCGGCCCCGGAATTCCAGAGGGAGAACCGCAGTTATCGCCGGGGTCAGTAGCTCGATATTGCGATGCGCCGCCACGGTGGTGCCGTCGAGCCAGCGGAACAGCTTCTGTCGCCGGCGGCTCAGGTCGTCAGGGAAGTCCAGCGCGCCGCCGCCCTGCCGTTCCCATTCCTCGACGATCAGACCAGCGACTACGTCCTGATTGTTGATTGACATCGCCCAGGCGCGGACGGCATCACGGATTTTTTCCGGTGATACGCTTTTCGCTGGCTGATAACGGTTTATCAGTGGCTTAGTGGAAAACGAGGTATCCTGGTGAAACGTAAGTGATTGCATAGTGCTTTCCCTTTCGTGGTTAGAATTGGCTGCTGTTTGAACTAAGCAACATGGCAAGGTCTGGACGAATGTCAGCGGGTTTAACCTTCCCGTTGGTTGCCGACACGATTTTCATGACGTATCGCGCATCAATGCCGCCGCCATGCAGCCATCGCCAGACCGTAGGCTGAGCAACACCGCAGAGATCTGCGAGTTTCTTTTGGCTGCCAGCAATGTCGATGGCGTGTTGGATGATTTTGTTGGTCATTTTCAATTCCTAAAAGTATTGAACAAAACAATAATAGCAATGCGTATTGCCCTGAGCAATAGCAAAACGTGTTTTGACCATCAATACGCAAGCGTATAAATTAAAAACTATGAAAAAAGAAACTCTTGCTGAACGCCTGAATCAGGCAATGGAACAGTCGGGAATGTCTCAAGGCGCTCTTGCGAAGGCGTCGGGTGTTGCCCAGCCAACTATCTGGAGGCTAACTAGCGGCAATGCGCGAGGGTCGACCAAGATTGTAGAAATTGCGAATGCGCTTGGGGTTCGAACGGAGTGGTTGTCTACGGGAATAGGCCCTATGAGGGCTGACGGCCAACAACCGACTTTTATTGCTCCTGTTAAAACAGATCCAAATATCTTCAGGGTTGACGTTCTCGACCTAACAGTCAGCGCTGGTCCCGGAATCATTAATAGTGAGTTCGTGGAGGTATTACGCTCCGTGGAATACTCCGTTGAAGATGCTCGCCAGATGTTTAACGGTCGCAAACAGGAACAGATCCGCATCATCAACGTTCGCGGCGACAGCATGTCAGGAACGATTGAACCGGGAGATTTGCTGTTTGTGGATATTAGCGTTCAACACTTCGACGGTGACGGCATTTACGCCTTCATCTACGACGATACGTCGCATGTTAAGCGCCTGCAGAAGATGAAAGACAAACTCCTGGTTATCTCCGACAACCCTACTTATCGACCGTGGGAGCCGATTGAAAAGGAAGAGATGAACAAAATCTTCGTCTTCGGCAAGGTGATCGGAAGTATGCCGCAAACTTATCGGAAGCATGGCTGAAAACACAGCTGACCCACCGTTCACTTAGTATAAAGAGGTTAATGATGGCTGACATCAAAGGAAAAATAGCCTTTGTTTACCCTTCGCGCTATTCATTAGGTTTAACTGTGGGTGAAACCAAGCCTAATATTTCTATAATTTGTGACAGTTACCCCTCAGAGCAAACCATCGCCATTAATTTTGGTGTAATTGATTTTAATGGCACAGATAATTATTCGCTGGAAGTATCTATTTTTCACAATGATGAAGATGTAACTATTCCTGCAAAAAAAAGTAACCTGTTCAAGTATGACCCTAGATGGGGTGATACTGGTGAGTTTGTAGCAGAGATGGCGGTCATAGATACTTTTGTGGCCACAGCTCCGGGCTACTATCGTATTAAGCTCCAATTGTTATTTAGAGACTCAAACCCAGAATCTGTGTGGGAAGTTATCGATGTCGCTAGCGCCTATTTTTCAGTGTCGACTAAGTGGAAAAGCAATGATGCCATATGATAGGAATGTTTTTCAGCTACCCAATGGAAACCTTGATGCTTCAAATGAAATAATACATGATGAGAAGCACGGTGGAGGCAATGGCGGAGGCGATGACATGCAAGCAAGAGTAGCTAAGCTCGAATCCGACGTCGAGCACATGAAAAACACCCTTAAAGAAATTAAAGATGATGTCAGAGAAATCAAGCGTGATGCGCGAAGTGACTTTCGCATTTTATTTGGTGCCATCATCGCTGTGGCACTAGGCCTTGCCGGGTTAATGGCTAAAGGATTCCACTGGCTATAGCATTGGCAACCCGTCCAATCAGGTTTTGTACTGCCCATTCCTCACGAACTCCGCAGCATCCCGCAACACTCCTTTGTGGATCACATTGCCCACAGCTTTCCGCTTCGCTTCCAGGCTATCCGCAATAGCATCCCGACTAATCACTCCCCCGCCAATAATCAACTCAACAACCGCCCCGCCAATCTCGCCAGCGATGAAAGCTGCGCGATCTTCCAGCAGTTCATCACGTGACATATCCATTCCCAAGCCCATAGAGATACCCTCTTTGATGTTTTTTTGAGCATAACACGCACATTACTAAAAAATAAATTCCTTTCGCTATCAATCTTTTAATACTAATTCAAACCAATAAATAGCAATACGTATTGATACAACCAATACCCATTGCTATTATCACCTCATCGCGAAACACAACGCGCATAAGGTTCAACAACGTTCCGCTAGCCGGCGACAAGGCAAGACACAAAAAGTGGGCTTCGCGGTGGTGAATTGCAGAGTGAAAAAGCTCAACCGTGGGTATCAGCTACACGGCGCCACCAGCGAAGTTCACTTAAGAAAACTGGAGAACATCATGGTTCATCAGCACTACGGCACACAGACGATCAACCGCGGCGCGGTTCTGCCCGGAATGCTCGTCAAACACAAAGACGCAACCTGGACTGCATCAGCCAACGCACGAGGTCGTTTGTATCTGCATCGCGGCGTAGAGCGCACTTATACAACCGAGCTTTTGGTTGAAGTGTTTCTGAATGGTGTAGGCAATGCCCTTAGTCATTAACGGGGGGAGATATGCAAGAGAAGAAATGCGCTTACCGCCTCTGCGGAAAGCCAATTGAGCAAGGAAAAGAAGTGAAGAACACGCTGACGTTGATCCACGGCGCGCAGCTGACGCACGAAGAGCGCGATTACTGCTGTGTACGTTGTGCTTCATACGACCAGATGGCTCACGAGTCATAACGTAAAAACCCGCGCAAGGCGGGCCTGTACGTCCGGTGCTTCCGACCAAAGTTACACCGGAATTTATACCAAACCAAAAAGACACCCAATGGGCGCCATCAATGGCCCGGGGATTCTAACACCCAAAAAAGAGGATCTCACATGGAATTCTTTAATGTGGTTAAAGCCACTCAGAAATCCGGCAAGAAAGATGCAGTGATTTGGCGCAGTGCGAAATCAGAAGCGCGCGCAAATCTTCAGCTCGATGTTGATCTGGAAGATGCCGGAATTGAGACCGGTCGCGGCAAGGATTACCAGAAGCCAATCCGTACTGACTTCCCGGTATTTAACGACCTGCCAGAAGAAGGCGTGGTTGATTTTTCCTGGTGCGAACGCTACGAACTGGCCGACGACCAGCGCACCTGGCAACTGAAACCCGGCGCGGCGCCGCAGGACTCTTTCCACCAGGAAGACGTTGCAGACAACAATTTAACCACTGAGCTGATGGCCGAAGAGAACGGCGACCGCAAGGTCGAATACTCAGACGACGCGAACGCAGAGTTTCAGCTGGTCACCATGCCTTTCCGCATCCAGTTGCTGGCGCAGCTGTGCTCCGAAACAGGCCACGTTTACCACATCAGCATCCCACGCCGTAAAGAGCTTTCAGCGTTAGAAATGGACATGGATAACACCTACGTTCAAAACCTGCTGCTGGCCGTAGAGAACGCGCCAGAGGTTAAAGCATACGACATGCCAAGCCTCTGGAAGCTGACCGACGCAGTGCAAAAGGCATTGTCACAGACGAAGCGCCATGAGCTGAACCACTTTATTCAGTTCGTTAAAGCGTGGGTGAGTACCGAATACATCGATCGCGTTCTGCTGGTCAAAGAATGGCAGAAAGGCAACCGTGTAGCGCTGATTCAGCGTACCGACGTAAAAACCAATGCTGGCGGCGGTAATAAGACAGACCGCAACCCAACTCTTACACACACGCTGGACACCCTGGACATTGAAATTGCGCTGGCCACTCTGCCAATGGATTTCAACATCCATGATATCCCCGGCGGTGTTTTCCGTCGTGCAAAAGAGATCGTCAGCAAGAAAGAAAGCCCGTTCAAAGAATGGTCCGAAGCTCTGCGTAAAACGGCTGGCATCCTGGATTATTCGCGCGCTGCTATCTTCGCGCTCATCCGTGGCGCCGCAGAGAACGTTCACCACTTCCCGGTCAGCCTGCAGACGTATATCAAGGCGAACCTGACGGAATCCGACCACGAACACCCAACCGAAGAAACCCTGGCGGCGGCCGGAAACGTGCCGGAAAAAAGCTGGGAAAACGAGATTAACGAGCAGGTCGCAGCAGAGCAGAAAGCCGCAGCCAAACAACCAGAAATCGCCAACGTAGGTGGAGGCATTTTCTCCATCGATGGCCTGATGAACGCCCCAGCAAAACCGACCGAGGAAACCACCAATGAGCCGATGGAAGAGACTAAGCGCACCGAAGGCGAAACTAACGATGCGGTATCAGCAGGCGAAGGTGCTGTGGAAGATGATCCGCAGACAGATACCGTAGAAGAAATTGTGTGCACCGGTTGCGGCGCTGTCGGCGGTGGCCACTGCCCGGAATGCGGGCCCGTTGCTGGCGATGCTACTTACGCAGCAATGGAAGCGGATTTGAAAGAAGAAGCTGACGCGCAGGAGCTTGAAAACTGCAACGCGGATATTCTGGCCGCCGCCGCGCCAAGCCTGGCGAACCATGAAGCGGCAGATGTAAACCAAAAACCGGAAAACGTGACTCAAAATGACGGTTCTGTGCATCAGGAAGCCCAAAATGCGCATCAAAGCAGCCCAGAAGTGAATCAGCCAGAACCGGTTGCCGAATACCCTGCTTTCTTCGAACCGGGCCGTTATGAAGGTCTGCCAAATGAGGTTTACCACGCGGCTAACGGCATCAGCTCAACACAGGTGAAAGATGCTCGCGTGTCCCTGATGTACTTCAACGCGCGCCATGTTGAGAAGACCATAACGAAAGAACGATCTCCGGTTCTGGATATGGGCAATCTGGTGCATGCGCTGGCGCTGCAACCTGAACAACTGGATGCCGAATTCAGCGTTGAACCGGTCATCCCGGAAGGTGCATTCACCACAACGGCAACGATCCGGGCGTTCATTGATGAGCATAACGCCAACCTGCCAGCGCAGCTATCTGCTGACGATATCAAAGCGCTGCTGGAAGAGTACAACGCCACCCTGCCGCCGCAGGTGCCGATGGGTGCATCGCTGGAAGAAACCGGGCAAAGCTACATGGCTCTGCCTGCGGAGTTCCAGCGCATTGAAGAAGGTCAGAAGCAGACGGCAACGGCGATGAAAGCCTGCATCAAAGAGTACAACGCCACCCTGCCGCCGCAGGTGAAAACCAGCGGCAGTCGTGACGCTCTGCTCGAGCAACTGGCGGTGATTAACCCTGACCAGGTCGCGCAGGAAGCACAGAAGCCTCAACCGTTGAAAGTCTCCGGCACGAAAGCAGACCTGATTCAGGCTGTGAAAACCGTTAATCCGGATGCGGTGTTCGCCGACGAACTGCTGGATGGGTGGCGCGAGAACCCGGAAGGGAAAGTGCTGGTCACCCGTCAGCAGTTGAGCACCGCGCTGGCCATTCAGAAAGCTCTACTCCAGCACCCGACAGCCGGCAAGCTGCTGACGCACCCTAGCCGCGCTGTTGAGGTGAGTTATTTCGGGTTCGACGACGAAACCGGGCTGGAAGTCCGTGTGCGTCCGGACCTGGAAATCGACCTGGATGGTGTGCGTATCGGTGCCGACCTGAAAACTATCAGCATGTGGAACATCAAGCAGGAAGGCCTGCGCGCCAAGTTACACCGGGAGATCATCGACCGCGATTACCACATCAGCGCAGGCATGTACTGCAATGTCGCCGACTTTGACCAGTTCTTCTGGATTTTCGTCAACAAAGACGAGGGTTACCACTGGGTAGCCGTTATCGAAGCGTCTGAAGACTTGCTCGACCTCGGTCTGCTGGAGTATCAGCGCACTATGCGCGCATTAGCACAGGCATATGACACCGACAGCTGGCCGGCGCCAGTCACTGAAGATTACACCGACGAACTGAACGATTTTGACGTGCGCCGCCTTGAAGCGCTGCGCCTGGCTTAATGGAGGATTTGACCATGCAAAATACTAACATCATCACGACAGAGCAGGCTCCGAACACCATTTCAGCCAGCAACGCTGTCTTCAACGTGCAAGCGCTGGGACAACTGACCGCATTCGCCGACCTGATGGCGCAGTCAGCCGTTACTGTTCCCAAGCACCTGGCCGGTAAACCTGCCGACTGTATGGCGATTGTCATGCAGGCCATGCAGTGGGGAATGAACCCGTACGCGGTAGCGCAGAAAACCCACCTAGTTAATGGTGTGCTGGGTTACGAAGCCCAACTGGTTAACGCGGTGATTTCCAGCTCAAGCGCGATTCAAGGCCGTTTCCATTACGAATATGGCGGTGATTGGGAAAAAATTGCCGGTCAGAAAGACGGGCGCGATGAGTTAGGCCTGTTTATCCGCGTTGGCGCAGTCCTGCGCGGTGAGGCGGAGATCACCTGGGGTGAGCCAATCTACCTGGCCGACATCACCACCCGCAACTCACCGTTGTGGAAGACAGCACCGAAGCAGCAGATCGCTTACCTCGCAGTGAAGTACTGGGCCCGCCTGTACTGCCCGGAAGTCATCTTGGGCGTTTACAGCCCGGATGAAGTTGAGCCGCGCACAGAGAAAGAGATTAACCCGGCGCCGCAGCGCGTAAACCTGAAAGAAATTGCAGGTGACACAGTTTCAACCACCAGCAGCGCACGGGAATCCACCGTGAATGTTGATGCGATCGCTGACGAATTCCGGGACCGGATTGATTCTGCCGAAGATGTGGACGCGGCAAAAGCAGTCGGTGAAGACATCAATCAGGCGAAAGCAACACTGGGCTCAGCGCTGTACACCGAACTCAAGAACAAGGCTACGCAGCGTTATCACCGGGTTAATGCTCGCAACAAAATCGAGGCGACTATTAACTCCCTGCCGAACGCCGGCGAACCGGATGCGTCCGAGTTGTTCGCGAAGGCAGAAGCAACACTCAATGCTGCGCGCCGTCACCTGGGCGACGAATTGTATGAGCAGTTCCGCGTAACCCTCGACGATATGAAACCGGAATACGTTGGCTAACGGAGGTCGGCCCCGTATGGGGCCGGATACCAGCATGGTAAGTAAAATTGAACGTCAGAACGCGGTCGCTAATTACCTGCTTGATAACCCGCAGGCCAGCCCCGCAGAGATCAGCGAAGCCCTTTGCATTACAGATCGGAACTTGCGACACATCATCAATTCACTGATCGATAGCGGGACGATTGCCCGGTGCAAACGCAGTGAAGACTCCAGATGGTACCGCTTTGTGCTGAATACTCGGCATCTCGGCAAGTCCGGCGGCCAATCAGCAGAATCAAACCAGCTTAGCCAGTTGGAGGTGGTAGCGACTCAATTAGAAAAGCGCGGCCTGTGGCGCCGGGCGGCGACAGTCTGGGCCGAATTATCCCGCATGCAGAAGACTGTAACCGGCGTGGCCATGATTGCGTCGCGGCGTAACCGCTGTATTCGATTAGGGAGAGCGTAAACATGAGCCTGAAACACCGCCTTCAAGAACTGGAAGCCAGCATTGAACCTGCTGCGCTGCGCGCGGCTGCAGACGAGTATTCCGACCTGCTGCTGACATTGTGCCTGTGCATGAAGTTGGCCGGTCCGACCCGGGCGAACGTCCGCGCCTGCGCCACCTCACTGAAAGGCCGCCTGACAACCTGGCACAGCCAGAAAGAACTGAGCGCCATCCTCAGCAGCTGGGACCCTGTTGGTTATGTCCTCGGCCTTCGCCGGGAAGCGAACCGCGCCGCCGCCAGCAATGGCGATCCGATTGATGTGTTTGTGTGAGGTGAGCATGAAGCTAATTAACCGCGGCAGCAAGCAATCACCTATCGCGCGTCAGGCATGCGAGATAGCGCTGGCAACACACCAGAAACGCTACGGCGACTATGGACGCAGCAATGACGGGGATGCGCCGGCTGCGTGCGCTACCGGGCCAGGTGAGTTGATAAATACTGAAAAATGGCCCGGCATGGGCCATTGGAGAAAAACGATGGATGATATTTTGCTGACGTCAGACCTGACCAGTCGATACAAAATTTCACGCAAAACCCTTTGGTCATGGCAAAGCGTGGACACGATGCCGCGAGGTTTCATAAGTCCATTCCCACAACCGGACTTCCCGGGCAACCCTAATCGTTGGCGCGCTGAGTCGGTCAAAGAGTGGGAAGGAAGAAAACGGATCAA